TCGAATCTCTCCTTCACCGCCACATTCAGTAAACGCAAACCCCTGACTTTCCTAGAGAAAGTCGGGGGTTTGTGGTTTTTGGCGTCTGAAAAAAGACCATATGGGACTGAGATGGGACTGGTGCGCTGTTTTGGTGCAAAAATAGCCGCGTCAAAGTTGGCACTCGACTTCGTCATTTAAACGATGATCTAGGCTTCTCCGAACCGAACTCTAAGGATCACCTCCATGTCTCGTGCCTCAGACTCCAACATTGCTACGGCCGATGCTCTGACTTTAATTCTGCAGAATCAGCATGCCTTGGGGGCGGCGATCGAAGAGGTCACCAAGTGGCTGTCCGAGAATGGCGTAGGGGATGTAGCCATTAACGCGATGATGGCCATGGAAACATTGGACGCAAATGCAGCGGCCCTTACCGATGCGATTATGACTCTGCGACGGTTATAGATTCAGGCTCCGATCTGACGCCCCCGAACAACTGACCGCTACACTCGTTATTGGCTTTCATCGCTGACACCGCGTCGATTGGTCGCCTCTGGAAGCGTCTGGATTGTCGAACAATTTCTTTGAATTTTTTGGAGCAGTGGAAATCACTTGAACATGAGGAATAGGAGGTCTCATGAAGCAAGTGGATTTGTTTGTGATCGAGTATCGGCTCCACGGTAAACCGAAGAGCTTCATCATCAGGGCTAAGCTGATGAACAATGTTGAGGCTTGGCAATGGGCGAGCTGTGACGCTGGCCTTGCACCCATCCCCAAGCCTGGTCGTCCTCCGTTAAAACGTTTCTCAAAACCTTTGGCCGAACGTTTTGGAGTGACAGACGTGCAATGGCGGGAATCGGCGTCGCTCGCCTGGGACGAGGAACTAGCCAAATGAATGACGTAATGAGTCTCAGCGGAAGACGATCTTGGGACGACGAAATTAACGACAACACTGCTCTCTTTAGAGAAGCCGACCTGCTCGACGAATTTGCGTACAAAATCATTGAGTACGGCATAGATGATCCCGAGGTCTGGACGCGTTTCACGGAAGCAAAGGCCCGTGCGGATACAAAGCGGACCGCTGCCTATCAGGACTGGATGCGAATCAAGCGCGCGATGAGGTCTCAGCGAACGTTGTCTACTCGAATAGATTCGTAGATTTCCAGCCTATGTTCAATCGGCCCCCACACATGGTCATGGTGTGGGGGCCTTTTTGTCGCGCGGCGGAAACCAGGCCCCAGGGGGCTGGTCTACCATTACCTGAGCTGTTGGTTTTCTCACAGACGCCCACTGACTCGCTTAGGAACTCGACTCATGTCTCACGTCTTTGAAGGCTTGGCCACCGTCGCGGTGATCGCCCGCTATGAGGGCCAGCCACCGGCCGAACTGACGACCCTCGAATGCCCGGTGCGTTTGAGCAAGGTCGGCCCCGACCGCACCCGCGTCGAGCTGGCGCACTTTCTGGAAGGCCCCAAGGACGCCAATATGCTGCGGGTGATCCTGCCCGACGGGCTGATGGTGCAGGGGCTGATCGCTGAGGGCAGCAACCAACCGCTGGGCGGCTGGTTGCTAATCGAGGTCGAACACGGCGAGCTGGGGTTCGCGCCGCCGGCGGACGGCACCGGTGAGGGCGGCGATGCGCATGGATAAGGCCCTGTCGGCGCTGAACCTGCCGAACGCGGTGGAGGTGCAAACCTTGAAACTGCTGCACCAAATTGAGCTGGCGCACACGGCGGACGATCTGTTTCGCGCCAGTGACCGCGCCGAAGGTTTTGTCCTCGGTCTGGAGACGGTCAGGGTGCTGAATGCGGCGAGTATCGAAGGCTTGTATAAAGCCTTCGAGGCGGCGGCCACGGCGCGGCGCCTGGAGCACGCACAATGATCGGCGGAGGCATTCACGAAGAGGTGTTGCGCGACCTGGTCGAACAACATGCGGTGCGCGAATGCCTGGTGGCCAGGATCAAGGGTGGCCCCAGGGGCCTGTCCATTCGCCTGGGCGGTAGCGGCGCACGCTGGGTGCCGGTACGCTCGCGCCGTGAGCCGCTGCGCACCTGGGCAAGCTTGGCCGCCGTGGGACGCTTTGCCGAAAGCGGCGGCCTCAGTGAGTTCCGTGTAGAGCTGTGACGTGTCGCCCGCGCAATCGCTGAATGATTTTTCGTAAATTCTGGGCAAAAAAAAAGCCACCTAGTAAGGGCGGCTTTTCCGTCGAAAGCTAGGTTAGTGGCCTGGCTAACGTACTCACAGGGAGCATTGACGCACCCTTAGGGTACAAGGTGGCACTAGGGGGCGCAATAATTAACGATTGGCGGTTTCGTGGAGCTCACTCAAAACACTAGATGTAGTGATGGCTCCTGCTTTTTTTGTAGAAAGTGTCATTTTTGTTGGTTTTTTGAGCAAAAACCATATCGATCAATTAATACGAAAAAAAAATATTCACTGGTCAGAGCCTTGCAGCGCTTAGCTCTGGCCGAAAAAACGCCACTGCAAAGCAGCTTGATGCACCGTTTCGCCGCACCACAACCGTAGAATTATCGTTACCATGCAAGCACTCGCACGGTGATAGTAAAAACCGTTCGACGGCCGCCTGACACGGGCTAGTAATCCGTGCGGATGACTCAGGAGGTGCCCATCAGCTTAGCCGCCTCACAGGGAGCATTGACGTGATCTCGAAGGCGCACAAAGTCCGATAAGTGCGCTGGAGGTTGGCCCAACCAATGGAGGACCAAAAACATGTTGAAGCGTTTCCGACATGTTTGGGACTTTGTGGTGGTTTGTGTGCGTGCTGTTCACGTCGCCGAACTGTTACAAGACTACTTTGACGGCCGATAACACCTGCAGGAACACCGCTCTAACTTCGGTTAGAGCGGTTTTTTTTGCTTATAAGAAAGCCTAGCCGAGTGCGCGGTTTTTTGGTCTGTTCAGCAATTAGTCGGCTGTGGACAAATTTGTCGAGTCTTTGGAACTCAAAGTGGGGGGCGAGCTGTGACTGGTGAAAGCTGTAATGCCAGCTGCAGCATGCCTACCACATCCGGTCCGTCTTCGTTGATCCACGTCCCGTAGTGCTGTCGGATCATATTTCCGTTGGTATGGCCCATCTGTTCAGCAATCCAGTCGATCGATGCCACGCCGGTAGTCAGCAACTGACTGGCGTAGGTGTGCCGGCACTGCCCGGGTCCCCGATAGCGAACGCCGGCCGCGAGCAAGTGCGCTTTGAAGAAACGATCGCGCACCACGAAATCATTGGCGTGCGGCAGGCCGCTTTTGGTGTTCAGGAACACAAAGTGCAGCTTGTGTTTTCGCACCGTCTTGTTGTCCCGCTCGACCACCTCCACGGTTTCCGCTTTGCGTCTGCGGGTCAACGCATCGATCTTCTGCAGGGCGTCCCACGCAGGGGCCAGCAGGCGAACTCGGCGCGTCGAACGGCGGGTTTTCGTCACCCGGTAGGCGCCTCGTACCTTGGACCGGCGAAAGGTCACCGTGCCTTGCGCCAGGTCGACGTCCTCCCAGGCTAGCGCAATGGTTTCCGATACCCGTGGGCCAGCCCATAACATGAACTGCACCATCAGCAGTTCTTGCGTGCGCTGGGTCGGGGTTTCGAGGATCTGGCGGATTTCGGCCCGGGTGAACGGGTCCGGCGCTTCGGGATCCGGCAGACGCACCATCAACCCCTCGGTCGGGTCATGCGCGACTTTCATTCGCGTGCGATATAGGCGGAACACCTGGCGCACATTGCTGATGATGTCGCGGATGGTCTTGTTCTTCAGGGTTTTTGACAACGTGTCCTGAATCCATTCCTGCAGGTCCAGGTGATCGATCTGGTTGATCTGGACCTTGCCCCAGCGCGGGCGCACATGCACCTCGGCCTTGTTGGCGTAACCTCGGTAGCTGGAAGCCGCGACACTGTTGGCCTTGATCTTCAGCCACAGATCCAGGTAATGGCCGAAGGTGTTTTCCACCAATCTGGCCGAATTGGGAAAGTGCCGCGCGTAATCGAAAGTACCGGTCTGGATCTCGTATTCGATGATCTCGGCCAGGCGCCTGGCTTGGGCCACGGTGGCCGGTGTGTTGCCGCCCGGGAACGTCTCCCGGCATTTCTCCCCTTTGTACTGAAAATAGATCCTCACGGACTTGCCGCGAGCTTCGACCCCACTCATGTAAACCCCTAAAGCTGTACTCGTATTTCGACAGTCTGACGATCGGAAACAAAAAGGCCCGTTTCCGGGCCAAGTATCTGCAAGCGCGTTTTCTGGTGGACGCGGCTTATGGTTTGGGCTTATAGCCGCGCAGGTGGGCATTCAACAGCTGACGCCGCCGGCTGCAGGCCTGGTGATTGCCCTGGGCGCGCCACTTGCCGCACTGGTCGCACACGCTGGTGTGATCCATGTTCCAGGGAAAGCGGCGCACCGGTGTTGCGGCAGGGTCATTGGTCATGGCGTGACTCTCCCCGCGTGGCCGGGGTGGCCAGCAGTTGGCTGATCACGGCGACATCTGTTTCGCTCAGGTCGCCAAGGGTGCTGGCCATCTGGCTGAGACTTTCCAGGCGCGTTCGGGCTTCTGGGGTCTTATGCACCAGGTAGCCGATGACGGCGGCGCCGATGATCGCGGTCGCCACCAGGTGCCGCGTCGGTGTGGTAGCCTTCGTGCCGCTGCTGCTGGGGTTCTGTGCTTGCATGGTATGGTCCTCGTAAGTGGTCGGGTGTCGAGGAGCTGCAACTCCTCGGCACTGTTTTTAAGATCAGTCCTTTCGTGCCAGGTGGATCACCAGGCCGTCAAAATCCGGCTCATGCTCAACACATGTTTGCCATTCCAGTACCCGCAAGATCTGTTGCCTGCTGCAGTCGTCCACGAGGATTTCGCGCTGGCCAGCGGCTGCCCGCACTTCCAGAGTCTGCAGCAAACCTTCCTCTCCGTACGCACCGGCCTGAATGATCTGCGCGCTTTGGCCGGCGAAGTCCAGCCGGTCCTGGACCGACTGGAGCTTGTTGGTTCGGCCGTCGCCGGCATTGCCCATAAACACTTGAATCTGCATCGGTGTTGCTCTCCTTTACGCCTTGAATGTCCAGCACTTGACGGTGGTCGGCCGGGGTTGTGAAACGGGGTTGCGGTGGTTGAAGGCGGCGCGTACGGCGCTGTGCACGGCCTTGTTGCTGTCGAGGAATTTGCGCGATCGCGACTCTTTGAGCAGGTCGCGCAACGTGGCCACGTCGGCCAGCTTCTGTTTGTGTTCGGCGGCGCGCTCGCAGAATTCGTTGAGGTTGATGGCGATCACGGCCGGGTCACTGCTGTGGTCGACCACCGGGTCTTCGCTCAAAGATTCGAGGTAGTCGTAGACCTCCCAGAATTCGGCGACGGCCGGGTGGTCAGAACTGATCGAGGCCTGGCGCTCGATCGCCATACGGACGATTTGCCGTTGCGTGGCGGCGACTTGCGGATCACTGAATTTCAGCACCAGGCGCAGCGCGTCCAGCAGCGAAAGCAACTGAGCGTGGTTCTTGCTGATGCGCTCCACGCGGATGTAGCCGCGCAGGTCATAGCCACAACTGGTGCAGTTGCCCTGGTCGCTGACATAGGCCGTACTGCAGGCAAAACAATGCGTGTGCAGGCGGCGCAGCTTGGCTTCGTGTTCGGGCATGCGCTGGGCGAACAGATCGAGTACGGCAGATTCTTTGCCCACCGCTTTCAAGAGGAAGTGGCTGAGGGTGCCGCCGTCCAGTGCGTTCAACTGGTCGGCGGCCGCACGGCTTTCCGGGGTGACAGTCGGGCGTACAAAGTGCAGCTTTACGATGCGCGTCATGATCGCTTCGTGAGCCACCACGGCGGCGTTCTGGCTGATGGCGATCGTTCCCCGAAATGGC